AAATCAATAAAATCAACGCTTTAGAGTGTTTCAAAATGAAATAAAAAGCAAGAAAAAACGAAAAAACAAATAAAATTAGTAGATAAAACTAATTTAAATTTTAAAAAATAATTGATTTTTTTTAAAATATTGATATAAATCAATTAAATTAATTCTCTTTAAAAAGAACATGACTAAAAAAAATATTAAAAGAATAACTTGGAAAGTTCAAAAAAGAAAAATCGAAGATTTAAAACCACATCCTAAAAACCCTCGGCAGTTCACACAAAAAGGAATGAAAGACCTTGAAAACTCGATAAATTCAATTGGCTTTATGCAACCGATTAATATTAATCAAGATGGCACGATTCTTAGCGGACACGCAAGAACTTTGAAATTAAAAGAAATGGGCGAAACTGAAGTTGATGTTTATGTTCCAGATAGATTATTGACACCAAAGCAAGAAGAAGAGGTTTTAGTAAGAGCAAATGCCAATACAGCAGGTCAATGGGATTTTGACATTTTGGCTAATCAATTTGATATAGACGAAATCACAGATTGGGGGTTAGAAGTTCCTAATTTAGAAATCGAAGAAGAATTGCAAACTAAAGAAGATGATTTTGATGAAGAACCGCCAGTAAATCCCAAAACAGTTTTAGGTGATTTATATGAGATAGGAGAGCATAGGTTGTTATGTGGTGATAGCACTTGTAGTGATACAGTTGCAAAGTTGATGAATGGGGAGTTTGCCGATGTGGCTCACAATGATCCGCCCTATGGAATGAAAAAAGAAAAAGATGGAGTTTTAAATGATAACTTAAATTATTCAGATTTGTTGGATTTTAACAAAAAATGGATTCCTTTGCAATTTTTGCATTTAAAAGATAATGGAAGTTGGTATTGTTGGGGCATTGACGAGCCATTAATGGATATTTATAGCGAAATATTAAAACCTTATATTAAAACACAAAAAGCAACTTTTAGAAATTTAATAACTTGGGATAAGGGGCACGGTCAAGGTCAAAACTCAGATAATACAAGAAGTTATGCAATAGCGGATGAAAAATGCTTATTTGTAATGTGTGGAGTACAAGGCTTTAATAATAATACAGATAATTATTTTGAAGGGTGGGAGCCAATAAGAGATTATTTATTACAAAGTAGGTTGGCAATGGGCTGGGATATTCCTACAATGAAGAAAATTGTGGGTCATAGTGATTTATCTGGAGACCATTGGACTAGTAAAAGTCAATTTAATATGCCCACAAAAGAAGTTTATAATAAAATGAAAGCAGAAGCTGATAGGTTGAGAAATCAAACTGGAAATGATGCCTTCAAAAAAGAATATGATGAATTAAAAAAAGAATATGATGAATTAAAAAAAGAATATGATGAATTAAAAAAAGAATATTACTCAACCAGAGCATATTTTAACAATACTCACGACAATTTTAATAATGTCTGGCATTTTGAAAGAAGTAGCAATAAGGAAAGAGAAGGAACTGGAGGACATGCAACACCAAAACCGTTAAAATTATGTGAAAGAGCTATAAAATCAAGCTGCCCTGATAATGGAATAGTTTTAGATTTTTTTCTAGGCTCTGGCTCAACAATGGTTGCATCGCACCAACTTAAAAGAAAATGCTATGGCATGGAATTGGATCCAAAATTTTGCGATGTAATAGTGAAGCGAATGATTAAACTAGATCCTAATTTAAAAATCACTAGAAATGGTGAAGATTGTAAAAACGAATTTATCGAAAACAATGACTAAAAAGAAACGAAAAGGCGAATCAAATCCTAACGGCAGACCAACAATTATGACGCCAGAGACCGTCAAGAAATTAGAAGAGGGTTTTGCACAAGGGTTTAGTGTTGATAATGCTTGCATCTGGGCGAATATATCAAAACAAACATATTATACTTACTGCGAAAAGGAGGCAGGCTTTTTAGACCATTGCAAGACTTTACAAAAAAAACCATTAATAAAATCAATACTTGTAATCAACAAAGCGTTAAACGAAGGCGATGTTGGAACTGCTAAATGGTATGCAGAAAGAAAAGCAAAAGATGAATTTTCTTTAAAAACAGAAACCGAATTATCAGGCGAAGTAAAATCAAAAGTTGTCTATATTGAAAAAGAAGAAAAACAAGAATATGAGAACCATATTAATAAAATTATAGATGCAGATTAAAAATCCAGAATATTTTGGGCAATTACTACATAAGCAAGGCTTTGAGCGTTGGTTTTTGTATATGTTTAGAATTATTGAAAATAGGAAATTTATTAAAGAAGCATTGCACCCTATCTTGTTTCAAAGTTTTCAAGATGTTTATGATCTAAAAGAAAAAAGATTAAATATTAATGTATGTCCTCGATCAGCTAAAACCACTTTAGCTAAATACTTTATTGCTTATACACTTGCACACAATCCAAAAGCTAATTTTATTTATACAAGCTATTCACAAGCTTTACTTAGTGATATATCGAGAGAATTAACTAATATATTGACTAACCCTATTTATTTAGCTATGTATTCTAATACTGCTAAAGAAGAACAAATTGAAACAGAACCAATAGATGAATTTTGGCAAAAGTATGTAAAAGAAGAAACAGGCAGAGCAAAATTCTCAAGTAGAAAAATTACAACAGCAGAAGGTGGCACAGTTCTTTTTTCATCAATCGGATCTCAACTTCTAGGTTTCGGTTGTGGACAAAGAGGAACAAAAGAATTTTCAGGTTGCTTAATTATAGATGACGCTTCAAAAGCAAGCGATATTTATTCACAAGTTCGCAGAAATAAAGTTAAAATTTATTTTGAAGAAACTCTTTTAACTCGTCTTAACGACAGTACAACTGCTATTATTAATATTCAACAAAGACTACATTTAGAAGACCTGTCAGGTTTTTTAATTGATAAGTATAAATTTAATTTAATAAAAATTCCTTTAGTTATAGACGGAGTTTGTCAATTACCATCTCAATATACACCAGAAAGATTAGAAGAAATACAAAAAAACGAATATTTATTTTTGTCGCAATATCAACAAACACCAATTTTAGTAGGAGGTGCAATATTTAAAAGAGAGTGTTTTATTTTTTCAGATACTCTTCCAGAAAAATATGATTATACTTTCATCACTGCGGATCTTGCTTATAAAGATAAACAACATAATGATTTTACCTGCTTTAGCTATTGGGGTATTCTTAATAAAAAATTATATCTTGTTGATGTACGAAGACAAAGAATAAAAGCTGTTGATGTTGATAATTGGATTAGACCTTGGATAAAAGAAAAAATAAAATATGGTTTTAGATATATTTGGATAGAAGATAAAGCACATGGAACCTATTTATTGCAACAGTATAGAAAAGATGGTTTGCCTGTACCTGATGAAAACACAATTAAAAAAACTTTACCACGAGATGGTGATAAAGTAATGCGTGCAAATAATATAACTCCTTGTTTAAACAGTAATGAGCCTAACGTTGTTCTTTATTCTAAAATAGAAAATTTTAGTGATTTAATAGAAGAGTTATTGTCATTTAATCAATCTGCTCATGATGACTTTGTTGATACTTTTATTGATGCTTGTAAAATTGGGTTATTTGAAGAAAATATCTTGTATGTTTTTTAGTGGTTTTACCTATTTGATTTTTTATCAAAAATGTTAAGGTAGACAATAAAAACTTATTGATTTAAAAATGTTTTTTACAAGAAAAAAAAAAGAGGAAAAAAATTTTATAGAAAAGTTTTTTTTACTCGATATACTTACAGGTGATTATAAAACTAAAAACGATGTAAACCAGTTTATAAATTCATATATAGATGCTTGCCCTGTTTTTATTGCAACTAAAATGATTGCTGATGCAATTTCTGGTATTAATATTGTTTTGCGAGACAAAAAAACTGGTGATTTTATATATAATCATAAAGCGTTAAATTTACTTAACAATCCTAATCCGTTCACAGATGGACAATTATTTTTAAATGAGATTGCTTCTTATTATATATTAACTGGCAACTCTTATATTAATATTATCGGCGATAAAGAGCCGATTGAAATTAATAGTATAAAACCGCAAGATATTACAGTAACTGCTTTTAATGATGGTTATGCTGGGGAATATTCTTATAATTCTTCTTACTCAAGTGCAAATTATCAAAGAAAAGCCGATAAAAGATTTTTTGATGCAAGAAATAATGAAATTATTCATTTAAGAAATTTTAATCCAAAGTTTTCATCTACAAATTTAATAGGTGTATCATCATTTGCTGGTTGTGGACTAGAAATTGATCAATATGTTCTAGCTTCAATACATAATATCTCACTACTTAAAAATGGTGGACGACCAAGTGGACTACTAACTTATAAAGGATCAAATACATTAAGCAAAGAGCAAGCTGACACAATCAAAGAAACAATTAAATCAAAATTATCTGGTGCAAAAAATGCTGGTGAAATACCTTTTTTGGGTGGAGATTTTGCTTGGCAATCATTATCTGAATCAACAAAAGATATGGATTTTGGAAATTTAAAAAACATTGTTGAACAATCAATTTATAAAGCGGTTAAGATACCATTGCCATTGGTTAATTCTGACAATATGACATTTTCTAATTTAAACGCTTCAACTTATATTTTCTATGATAATGCTGTATTGCCTATTTTTAAAAGAATTTTAAAATTTCTCTCAGTAAAATTACTTTCACGCTATAAAGATGCTGATAATTTAGAATTATATTTTGATGAATCAAATATTGAGGCACTACAAGCAAGGAAATTTGAAAATAGTAGAATGGCTTCACAACTTGGAGTATTAACAGATAATGAAGTAAGAGCCTTACTAGGATATGAAGCAATTACTAATGGCGATACTATTTATAAACCAAGCAATCAAATAGCAGTAGGTCAAGATGCTTATATAGAAGATAATAGAAATGAACCCGCTAAAAAAGAGTTTATAAGAATTATGCAAAAACAATTAAAGCACGATGGATCAAAATTTTATACAGATGAATATATCCAACTAAAAGCAAAAGAATTTTATGGAAATTGATGTTCGTAAAAGAAAGCTAGAAGCAAACGCTTTACCTAATGTTAAGCGTATATTTAGAAACATGGCAAAAGATGCAGAGAATATTTATCGTAAAAACGGTAATATAAATACCCAAGAATTAGCAAATAATTATTATCCTGAGTTTCTAAAAGAAATTAGGGATATGATGCGAAAAACTACAAAAGAATTTGGATTTAGTTTAAGAGAAGATTTACAAAGTAAAGGCTTAAATTTTGGAATAGATTTAGAAATAAAAGAAATCACTGATCCATTTGTTAAAGATAAACTAAAAAATATCAATGATCAATTAAGAGAATCAACCACTTTTTTTATTGCTAATGAAAGCGAAACACAGGCAAAATATATCACAGAAACAAACACAAAAGAAATATTTTTAGCAATATCACAAGAAGAGCAAAAATTTAATTATCAGAAAGCAATGTTTGAGTGGGCAATTATTGCTAAAAATATTAAAGTAAACTTACTTGATAAAAGCGAAGCAAGAAGTGAATTAATAGTTTCTCAGGTAATAGGCTTAACAGAAAGTTGGACAAGACAAGAAGAGGCAGAATTAATTGATGATTCTGAATTAGAGGTTGAAGGCAGAAAAATTAATGTTAGAAAAACATTATTTGCAATTTTGGATCAAAAAACTCGCCCTACTCATGTCGCCGCAGATGGGCAGCAAGTTGATATTAAAGATGATTTTATTATTGGCGATTATCGAGCTCAATATCCAAGAGCAGAAAATTTACCTCCAGAAGAATCTTGTAATTGCAGATGCATCGCTGATTATACATATTAACGCTTATTAGAAGCCTGTTGTTCTAATGTAGCCCAGCGACAATTGGAAGGTTCGTAATTTCCGTTGTTATCAATTCTATCTAAAGTCATTCCTTTTGGTCTTTCTCCCATATCTTCCAAAAAATTTTCAAAAGAATTTATCCACCTATCACAAATTTTAATTCCTCTGCCTCCCCAATCATAATATCTTTTGTGCTTTTTGTTTAAACATCTTTGCTTCATAGCTCCCCAAGATAAATAAGCATTGCTTTTCTTTGTATGCTTGATATTGCCATGTTTAGTTATTGATTTAATCATAACTGGAACTCTATCTTTTAAACATAATTCGACATTATAGCAACCGCATGATTTTATTTTACTTTGTCTGACAGCATTGCTATTTATTGGCTTTTTTACTCCACAAATGCATTGAAAAAGCCATTTAGACTTGTCAATATACTCAATTGCAGTTAGTCTATTAAAGGTTTGCCCAGTTATATCAATAAAGTTTATTAATTTTGCTCTTTTTGTTACTTGCTCTAAATTATAACAACCACAGGATTTTGTTTTTTCTCTGACTACTACAGATGAATTTTGAATTACATTATTTCCACAATCACATTTTAAAAGCCACTTTCTGTTTCCTAAGTATTTTATAAAGGTAAGCCTATTGTATTTCTGGCCAGTTTTATCTATTAGCGAAGGCATAAAAATTAAAATTAGTTGTTAATAACTTGTTATTAATTCTAATAAGTAATTTAATTATTTCAAGCTTTAATTTGAAGTGTATGCTGGCAGAACTTGGGCAACAAATATCTGGGAAAAATACAGAGATTAATAAGTTGGCTATGAATCAATAAGTGGTGGCAACACTCCATTAAAACCTTAATTCTTTTCAATCTCAACAATCTGAGCTTTACCACTTGCCCATACATTCATTTCAATTGTAAGATTTATTGACTCTTCAACTGACTTACCTAAATACATTGCCATATAAGCCTCTCTATGCCCAGCCCCATCAGTTGCAAAATCATCTTCCAAAATTTCATTAACTGCACCGTCTTCAAAGTGAAATAATTTTTTCTCAAAAACAAGAAAATAATGATTATTAACTTTACCATTAGGCTCAATATTCTGATCTTTTAGCCATTTGCCAAAATCAATAAAAAATCTTTGTATTCCTAATTGGTCATTTCTTTCAGGTTTTCTAGTCTGGCAAAATAAACCAAAATTAATAATCTCACTAACTAAGCCAGTTCCTGCATATACAATATCATTAACTTGCATAATTTTTAAGCGATTTTTGTGATTATCTAAGTGAATTTTAGAACCACTATTGACATAAAAACAACCTGTGTCTGCTCCTAGAATAATTTTATCTTTGGTGTTTTGTGCTATTAATACTGTCATGTAATTTTATATTATTAATGTTGTTATTATAAATTTTTTGAAGCTCGTTTAAATTTGCAATTTCAATTTTATTCATTAAGTAGGCAATTGTTAAATCTTTATGTAAAAGATTCCAAACTTTGTAATTTACTCCATATCTTTTCCACTCTTTAGAGCAAGTAAAATAATAATTATTAGCAGTCGCAAAATGTCCTATATATCCATTATAAGGTAATTCGTTTTTATATTTCTTTAAAATCCAGCACAGTAATTCATAAGAACCTTTAAATTTAATATTAAGGTCAATTGGTTGTTGATCTGACAGAAGCATTCTTTTTATTTTTTAGATAAGATTAGACAAGTAGGGATTTTACCTAATTAACACTAAAATTTTTTAATGTTATTTATAATACTCAATTTTTTATAAGGCAACATAATTTTTTCTAATGAAAAAAGAAATAAAAACATTTCCATTTGAAGTTAAAGCAACTGACGAAGAAAATAATTTTTTTACATTTGAAGGCTACGCATCAACCTTCAATAATATTGATTATGGTGACGATGTTGTTGTTAAAGGTGCTTTTGCTGATTCATTAGCAAAAAATTCACAAGTGCCTATTTTATGGCAACATCAGATGAGTGAGCCCATTGGAGTTTCTTATGAATTATATGAAAATGATAAAGGTTTAGTTATTAAAGGCAAATTACCAAAAGATGATACTTTAGTTTCTGGTCGTATTATTCCGCAGATGAAAGTTGGATCAATTAAAGAAATGTCAATTGGCTTTAGAACTAAAAATTTTGATATGTCAAAAGATGGGGTTAGGATTTTAAAAGAAATTGATTTAATTGAAGTTTCACTGGTTACAAAAGCAATGAATTCACGAGCTTTAGTAGATAGTTTTAAATCATTTGCTGGCACGACAAAACTTTCATTAGCTCCAAGAGATAGAAACTGGGACGGAACACAAGCAGAACAAAGAATAAGACAGTATACAAATTCAATTGAAGCACCGAGTGAAGATTATCGCAAATACTTTATGTATTTTGATGGACAAAATCCAGATTTATTTGGTTCTTATAAGTTACTTTATGCTGATATTATTAATGGAGAGCCTTATATCATACCAAGAGCAGTATTTGCAATTGCTGGTATATTAAATGGTGCAAGAGGTGGTGTTGATATTTCAGATAATGATAAAAACCGCATTAAACCAGTTATTAATCAGCTTTATAAAAGAATGTCAGAAGAATTTGAAGATGATTCAATTATTAGTCCATTAACAAAATCTTTTGAGAGTTTAAAAGATATAGAACAAACATTAAAAGCTTATGGTTTCTCAAATAACGAAGCTAAAACATTAATAAGCAAAGTAAAAGAATTTTCAAGCAAGCGAGACGCTGGCGAAGATAGTCAACGAGATGTTGACACAAAACAAAAAATCATCACAGATCTTAATAATTTCATTAATAATTTAAAAATAAAATAATATGTCAGATTTTGAACAAAAACATATGGAAGCTTTAAACGCTCTCCGTGCTGGTGTTTCTAAAGAGATGGAAGAAAAAATCAATAATCTTTTAGACGCTCAAGAAACTAAAAACCAAGCAAAACTAAAAGAAATTCAAGAAAAAGCTAATAAGGCCGAAGAATTAGAGAACAGACTTAACTCAATAGAAGCTGATCTTAAAAGAGGATTGAGCGGAGAAGCTAAAGAAGCTAAAACGCAAGAGTTAAAATCATTTGAAAAGCTTATCAAAGAAGGCACTTTAAAAATGCAACATGTTGAGGAGCGTAAATTCTTACGTGAAAATAGCAATGAAAATGGCGGTTATTTAGCACCATCAGAATATCTTAATGAAATTATTAAGAATATTACAGAAGTTTCACCTGTTCGTTCTGTTGCAAGAGTAATTTCAACAGCTAATAAAGAAGTTAAACTTTCAAAAAGAATAGGTTTAGTAACTGGTGGTTTTATAGGTGAAGGGCAAGCGGCTAGCCAATCAAATTCAATCTATGGAGAAGTTACAATCCCTGCCCATAAACTTTATACATATACTGATATTTCTGTGGAATTACTTAGAGATTCAGCATATAACATGAGAACCGAAATATCTGCTGATATTTCTGAAAGCTTTGCACAAATTGAAGGTCAAAAATTCATTTTAGGAAATGGAGTTTCAGAGCCTCAAGGTCTTTTAACTCATCCAAATATAGGTGAAGTAAACTCTGGCAGTGCAACAATAATAGTAGGCGATTCATTATATGAAATTCAAGGCGAAATTAAAGACGGATATAATCTAGCTTTCATGTTTAATCGTAGAACATTACATAAATATATTAGAACTTTAAAAGATGGGCAAGGTCAATATGTCCTTCAACAAAATTTCGCAGCAACTTTGCCTAACACTATAGCAGGTTTGCCTTATTTTATTGCAAATGATATGCCTGACGTTGCTGCTGGAACTACTCCTGTAATTGTTGGCGATTATCGCAAATGTTATGCTATTGTTGATAATAGTAATATTGAGTTTTTAGAAGATCCATACACTCAAGCAATAGTAGGCAAAAGACGCTTTTTAGTTTATAAAAGAACAGGTGGTGGAGTTATACTAACCGAAGGTCTAAAAAAACTTAAAATTGCAATATAATTAATAATTTAATAAATAAAATCTATGGCTATTAGAGATTTAAAACATGATATAAAAGTTCTAAATGGACTTAATATTCAAACAATTACAACAAATACTACAACAGCTGGTATTGAAATTGACACAAAAGGTTATAATTCAGTTACCTTTGTTGTAAAAACTGGTGCAAGAACAGACGGAACAGTAACTCCACTTATTCAAGAAACCGATATTTCTGGTTCTTACAGTGGATCAGTAAGCGATGATGATCTTATAGGTCTTGAAAGTGAATCTGCTTTGTCAGCTGCTCATTCTGTTTCAACACCTTTAGGTTACATAGGAAATAAAAGATTTGTAAAAGCTTCTCTTGTTTCAACTTTTGTAACTTCTGGTTTAACTACTACTATTGATGTTATCCTTGGTAATGCTTTAGAAAACCCAGTTAATTAATTTTTTATATAAGGGGGGTTTTTACACCCCTCTTATACTAAACTAAATATTTAAAATTATGTTAATAAAAGTTTTAAAAACAGTAAAAGCCTCTAAAAACGAACAAGGATCAGAGGTTTTTGAATATGAAGAAAATAAAACTTATGATATATATTTAGAACTTGCAGAAGTTTTTATTAAACAAGGATGGGGTATTTCAATTGAGAATAAAGAAGAAATTGGCTATTTAATTAGCGAAAATGAAATTGAAGATATTATTGAAGAAAAAACAATAACAGATGAGAATTTAGAGAATAAAGCAATTAGTAATCTTGAAAATAAAACTAAAAAAACAACAATTAAAAGGAGAAAATAAAAATGTCTAATGTTTTAAATTATTTTAATCAACCAGTTTCTAATTCAAAAGATAATAAATTAATTTTAGATGGTACGGTTGAAACTGGAGCTGGTCAATCATTAAAAAAAGTTTATTTAAATACTCAAATTGAGGATATATCATCAGCTAGTCAAACTTATGTAGTATCGCCAGTTAGTGGAACTATTACAAAAATATATTCTGTATTAAACGATACTATTACAACTGCAGATGCAACATTAACTCCAAAAATTGCTGGAACAGCAATAACTGGTGGAAATATAACAGTTGCTCACACTGGCTCAAGTGCTGGTGATATTGACTCATCAACTCCAACAGCATTAAACACTATAACAGCAGGACAAGCAATAGAAATTGAAACCGATGGAGCTTCAAACGGAAATGCTAAAGCAATTATAACAATTGAAATTACTCTAAGCTAATGTCACTATCAACAAGTTTTCAAAATAGATTGTGTAATGATATTCAAGTAACCATTGCAAATAATGCAACTGTTTCATCGTCAGAAAATTTAGGCGGTACTTCATTAGTAGCAGTAAAAGTACCAGCAGGCTTTGCTGGTACTAAAATTAGATTTCAAGGAAGCTTTGATAATATTAATTTTTTTGATATAAAAAGTGCTTTTAATGGTGATTATATAGAAGCTATTGTAGGACCAAATGCTATGTACACTATAGAACAACCAGCTTTACATATTTGTAACTATATCAAAATTGTAGCTCTTACAACACAAACACAAGAAATAGTTTTAAATCTTCTAACAAGAGGAGCATGAGCAATTTTTCACCTATTAAGTATATCTTAATAACTGATGCTATAACTGAGGTTGTAACTCTTGCAGAAATTAAAACATTTTTGCGAATTGATGGAAATGATTTTGATAATATTTTAACGCCTTTTATTAAAGTTTCTCGTCAGATCGGCGAAAAAATAACTGGAAGAGAATTTGTAGAAAAAGAATTTAAAACCTATTTAGATTATTTTCCGTCAAGCAATTACTGTGGAATTGAATTAAGAAAAAGCAAATTAAAATCAATTACATCTATTCAATATTATGATGAAAACGATACTTTACAAACACTTGATGCCAATGATTATTATTTTACTGATAGTCCCGAATATTCATCTATTTATTTAAAAAAAGATAAATCATTTCCTAATACTTACGATAAAAAACAAGCGGTTATTATTACATTTAAAGCAGATTATCCAAACAGACCTGAAGCTATAAAACAAGCTTGTTTAAGTATTTGTAGTTATTTATTTGAAAACTCTGGCGATTGTATCATTGATGAGAATAATTCTTTATTTCAACAATTATTTTATCCATATATTTTAGGACAAAAATTATTTATTGTATGAAATGTCAATCAATAAAAAAAAATATTAACAAAGTTTGTATAGGTGATTTTGATAAAAGAATAAAAATTCAAACATCATCAATTACTGCTAATAATGCACCTAATAGTTTATCAAGTGTTCAATTCACAACAATTGCGACAGTTTGGTCAATGATTAAAACAAATACAGCTAGAGAGTTTATTGATGGAGTTAATATTGAGAATGGTTTGAATACTGATTTTTATATTAGATACAATTCATCAATACCATTAAATCAACAGCTTTGGGTAGAATATAATAATAATTTATACAAAATTACTAATACAGATAATATTGACAAAGATGATAAAATAATAAGATTAAGAAGCGTAGAAAAAGGCGATAAAACAATAAATGCAAATAAGAGATGATAAAAGTAAAAGAAAGTTCTGAAAATGATAAAACACTTAGATTTCTTTATGAAATGCCTGTTGAATTGACAAAAGCAATCCGTCAAGCTTTTTATGTATCTGGTAAAGAATTAGTAGCGGATTTAAATAAAGACATGAAAGCACCAAAAAGCGGAAGAGAGTATAGAGTTTATAGCAAAATTGGTGGAGGTAGACGGAAAAAATCAAAATTGCATACAGCATCAGCACCAAATGAAACACCAGCAATAATAACAGGTACCTTTAGAAAGTCGGTTGATTTTGCGGTGCGAGGAAATAGAACTTTAGAATTTGGAGCAAATGAAAACGCTCCAAAATATGCTGAATATTTAGAAAAAGGAACTTCTAAAATGGAAGCAAGAGAGCCTTTTAAAAGAACTGTAATTAAAAATAAAGAAGCTATAAAGGCAAATATTGAAACTAGATTAAAAAAAGTATTAGGAGGTAAAAAATGAAAGCAGTCAGAATTGTAAATAGATTAAAAGAAGTTTTACCAAACTACACTGATGATTTTTCAACAATTCTTAATGTTTCATCACTAAGTAGAGTTTCAACTACTATAACTTGTACAACAGCAACAGTACACGGATTATCTAATAATGATTATATAACAATAAGAGGAGCAAAAGAACCAATTGCTTTAAGCACAATTACATTTTCTAACGGAATAGCAACAGCAACAGCATTAACAGATCATAAATTAAGCGACCCTTCCCTATTTTCATTAGACAATTTACCACTTTATGTTGAAATATCTGGCACAGTAGGCTATAACGGCACTTGGGAATTAGTAAGCGTGCCTAGTAAACTAGTTTTTACATTTAAAGTAAGTGGAAGCCCTGCTAATTATTCTGGCGGTTTTTTATTGTTGCAAGATCAAGATGGTTATAATGGATATAAACAAATTACTGTAGTAAATTCAACAACTTTTACTTATACAACAACAAAAACAATACAATCACCAGCACAAGGTACAATACAAGTAAGTGGTTTAACAAGAATTGACTACGCATCAACATCACAAAGATTACAGGATTTTTATTCTCAAAACTCTAACGGAATTTTACAGACTTGGCTTTATGTAGTGATGGGGCAAAACCAAGCATACAAAGACGATACAATTGTAGGCGATACTTCATCAAGTAAAAGATCAAATGAATCTTACTGGAATTTAACACAACAAGATTTTAGTTTATATATTATAATACCTGCAAAATCTTCTATACTAGCAGGCGATATATCAGACACAGCTCGAGGTTACTTAAAACCATTATTGAAAAGTTTAGCTAACTATGTTTTTTTAAGTGATTTAAATGATGAATATTGCCAACCTTGTCAGTATGTCGGCAATGAAACCGATGATTATATAGAAGCAAAATATACACATAGATTTGATTTTACAATTCAAAGTTTAATTCAAACAAGCGACACAGCAGATTATATTTTCGATACACCATTACAGTCAATAGACGGACTATTCATTGATAAAAATATTAGTTATAAACCTGTTTTACGCTAGTGATTTTACCTATTGATTAGAATTAAAAATTTAAGTACAAATAATTAAAACAAATTACTTATTTTTATGAAAATAAAATTAAATCAAAATTTAAATACACCAAAAGGAAAACTTAACAAAGATGATATAATTGAAATAGATGATATTAATGGAGAGCCAGTTGATCATTTTTGGCGTAATAGATTAAAAGATTCAGCAATTGATAATTGCATTGAAGTTATATTAACAACTAAAAAGGACAAAAAATAATGGGTGCATCTTTTCCATATGTAACAGCTAATATAAAATCAGCACTAACAGCACAAGGAGCTGGTGAGCGTTCTATTTTGCTTGTTGGTTGCATGACAAGCGGAACAGCAACAAGCGGACAATTAAAAGAAGGAATTATTTCCAAGGCAGAATTTAATGATTTCTTTGGTGCAAAATCACAAATCGCAATAGCAGGAAGAGCTTTAATTGATGCTCTTTCTATATCTAAGATTAAACCAAAGGTTTCAGCAATTGGTTTAACAGATAACGCGTCAGGCGTACAGGCAACAGGAACAATTGCTTTTTCTGGAACTGCAACTGCTTCTGGTACTTTAACTGTTTATATTAACTCAAAAAGAAATGGTAAATATGAATTAAATGTTGCGAGTGGTGATACAGCAAATTCAATAGGCACAAGTTTAACAGCTTTAATTACTGCTAATACTTATTCACCTGTAACTGCCGTTAATACCACTGGTTCAGTTGCTTTGACTGCTGTAAATGATGGAACGCAAGGTAATAATATTGGAATTAAAATTGATGGAACTGTTGCTGGTATTACTACAACACTAACAGCAATGAGTAGCGGTGCAACTAACCCTGTCTTGACTTCTTTATTTGATCCAATTGTTGATAAAAGATATACTTCAATTGTTTATCCGTCAGACTGGGGGCTTTCAACTCTTACAAATTTTACAGAAGCAAGAGTAAATGTTGATAATAAAATTGTTGATGGTTTAGGTATTAGCTGTAAATTTGATACTTATGCAAATACTAACACAACTGCTGACGCTTTAAATCAAAAAACTCTTGGTTATATAGGTATCCCACTAGTTTCAAGCTCAACTCATAAAGGCGGAGCAATTTTTGAAAATCCATTAGTGATAGCCTGTTATGTTGCAGCTTATAGAGAATTAAGATTAACTGTAGATGCAAATGTATCAACAATAACTACCAACGGTCAATCAATTGGTGGTTCTTTCTTTGCTGGTATACCTTATCATAATACACCTTTTAATTTACTTCCAATTATTGAAACAGGGCATGATTTTACAGATGTTGAGTGTGCAGAACTTGAAAAAAGTGGTGTTTGGTTATTGAGAAATAATCCTGCTAATACTACAATTATTTCAAATGAAGCTGTATCAACTTATAAAACTGATGCTTTAGGTCAACCAGATCCAACATTTAAATATATTAATTATTTTGATACTTTGACTGTTATTAGAGATTATGTTTTCCAAAATCTTAAATCAGATTTTTCACAACATACCTTAACAACAGGCGATGTATTAGTAGCAGGAAGGCCACAAGTAAATAAAGAAGTTTTTATTGCAAGAATGATGAAATATTATGGCGATTTATCAGGTATTAACGGAAATAATAATTACGCTCTGCTTCGTGCTGGATCTCAAGAAGCAAAGGCTTTTAAAAAAGCAATTGAAGATTCAATCGTAATTACTTTAGTAGATGGCAAGATCACAACAGAATCAATTGCTAATATTGTAACACAAGTAAGAAATATTATTGTTAATTTTACTCCAACTTTTGAATAATTAAATTATGGCTATTTTAGATTATGGCGTTTTGTCAATAAATGGAACAATTATCGCTTATGAAGGAGCGGTAAAAATTCAAGCAGGTTCAAAAAAAAGAATCGTTAATCCGCAAGTTAACGGTGCCAAAATTGTTACTACTGATATTTCAACAAATATGAGTAAGATTACTATTACAGTGAGAAATACGCCAGCAAGCATTGCACAGTTTGACGCTTTTTATAATAATGGAGATAATAATACAATTTCTTTTAGAGATCAAAATTTCACTGGTTGTTTAATTGAAGAATTGCCAGAAAGAGAAGATTTAGGAACTGTTGACTATGTATTCTACGGCGATCCTGCATTATAGTTAAAAGTTAAATATGACAGATAAAATAATTTTTGAATTAAAACAATCAATAAAAGTACAAGCTAACATAGATGGCAAGAATGATTTTATTGATTTAGATAAAATTTATTTATTAGCTCCAAGTTATAAAGAAAAAGACAAAACTTTAATTCTTAAAAAGAAATTTCTTGAAGCAATGCTTCTTTTGCCTTCTTACATGTCAAGACAAGAAGCACAAGAGCAAGTAAATAGTGATAATGTTAAGTTTGATGCTAAAACAATTCATGCTTTATTATTTTTATTTAAAGATTTTGACATTGTTTCTTATCACAAATACTTTGCAAATCTTTTATTAAATGTCGCTTTTAAAGATGAAGAATCAAAGCAACCACTTACAACTTTAGATATAAATAAAATAAGTGAAGATGATTTTGAGGGGCTACTTGCTAAATATTTAGAGGTTTTTTTTATTGTTTCGTGGACGAAGACTCTCAACTAGAGTCTTTAATATGCAACCTTGCCTATTTCTATAAAGGATCGGCGAGTTTTGATTGGTTAGAATCACAACCAATACCTAAATTATTAAGACTTCAAAAAGAAGCTCAAAAAATTAACAAACAACTAGAAAAAAATGTTTAAAGTATCCTACATATATGATTTAGTTGATAATATAAGCCCTCAGTTAAAAACAATTCAAGCTAATTTAGAAGCTACAAGAAGCAAGACGCAAAAAATCGCAAATTCAATGTCAACCTCTCTTAATCAAGTTGTAACAAAACTAGATAATTTAGGTACAAAATTTACAAGATTTGGTAAAGATATGTTTGTTAAAGCAACATTACCAATAGGCCTAGTAGCTGGCTCATTTATAAAAATAGCCTCAGATTATTCAGAGTCAATTAATAAAGTTGATGTCGCATTTGGAAACGCATCACAAACAGTAAAAGACTTTGCAAATACTGCTGGAAAAAATTTTGGTATTGACCGAGGAACTGCACTCGATATGGCAGCAATGTTTGGCGATATGTCAACATCAATGGGATTGTCTCAAATAAAGGCCTCAGAATTATCAACTAGTTTAGTGGGTCTAGCAGGAGATTTAGCATCATTTAAAAACTTAAATATTAGCGAAGTACAAACAGCACTATCAGGTATATTTACTGGCGAAACTGAGAGCTTAAAAAGACTTGGTGTAGTGATGACAGAAGAAAATCTAAATCAATTTCTTCTAACACAAGGAATTGCAAAAAAAATGAGTAATTTGACACAAGCTCAAAAGGTTTTGCAAAGATATAATTATGTTTTGCAAATGACATCAAATTCTCATGGTGATTTTATAAGAACTCAAGCGGGTTTTGCAAATCAAATGAGAATAATGCGTTCTTCATATAATGATCTATCAATTCAGTTAGGGACGATTTTACTTCCATACGCAATACAATTTATTGGTGTTTTAAATAAGACAACTCAATATTTTCAACAATTGACACCAGAAACCCAAAAAATGATTTTAATTATTGGTGGTTTGATTGCAATTTTGCCACCGCTTGTTATAATTTTTGGCTCTATAATTTTGGCAGTTAAAGGATTAATTATTGGTTTATCCTTTTTAGCATCGCCAATTGGTGCATTAACTACTTTAATTATTGGTCTTATAACATTATTTTTTTTATTTAAAAACGATTTAATAGCAATTAAAGATTTTATAGTTAATGAATTTGCACCTGCTTTTGATTATGTTGCTAACAAAATTAAATTTGTAATGGATTTAATAAATAAATTTAGGACTGATACTGCTATTGTTTTAGATTTTATCGGACTTGAAAAATTATCAAAAATAATTTCACCAGAACTAAATCAACAAACGCAAATAAATAAACCACAGCAACTAACAGCAGGCGGTCAATTAGATGTTAATATTAATGGCTTACCCAAAGGCTCTAGTGCTGGATTTACTCCAAGACCTAACAATTTCTTGCCTGTCGGCGTTAACGCAGTATTTGCGGGGTCGTAATGACAGTATTTAATACATCAAGATTATCCGAAGGACAATTTAGAGAAGCCTATTTCTTTTATCAAGATTATAATGCAAGTGGCGGAAGAAAAACAGTAAGTCACGAATATCCAAACAAGAAAGAAAGATATGTTGAAGATTTAGGCGGATTAGAAAAGAAATTTACTTTAAATGTTTATACTGATGATAATGTTTCCTATGCTGATAGAGATTCTTTAATAGAAGCTTTAGATCAAGAAGGGATTGGTGATTTAGTACACCCTTCTATAGGCGATCTAAAAGTTGTTTGTGTAGGATATACTTTCAGTGAAAGTATAAGAGAACTAGGAATAACAAAATTTCAAATTAATTTTGAGATAGCTTCATTAAATATTTTACCAGTTAAAACAAAAGGAAGCAAAGGCTTTTTAGCTAGTTTAAAATCAAAAGTACTTGGTAAAAATGAAGATGCTTTTAATGCTGGCTGGAAGTCGGTAAAAAATGCTAAAGCAAAATTTGACTCTGGAGTTAAAACACTTAAAAGAACAGCAAATAAAATAAATAATGTTGCTAAACAAATCCAAGGTGCAGGTGATAGTTTTGCAGATTTTACAACTTCATTAAATCAAATTGTTGCAAGTGCTAATAAATTAGTACAATCTCCGTCAATTTTAGCTTCAAATCTCCGCACTTCGTTTGATAATATGGCCGTTGCTTTTAATAACTCAAAAGACTTATTTAGTACAACAAAAAAACTATTTGGCTTTAATGAAAGTGATCAAGCTATTGTTGGAAAATCACAAATACAATTAGATATTAAAAACAATCAAGATCAATTAAATAATTTTGTAAATGTTGCGGTTCTTGCAACTGCTTATGATGCTTCGGTTAATATTGACTATAGTAATTTGCAAGAATTAAACGAGGTTATTACTGATTTAGAAAATGGTTTTAATCAATTATCGGGTATTGATAAAGATTTATATAGTGATTTAGTACAGATGAAAATTGAGGCAAATAATATATTCTCTAATTTAGCTATAAGTTTGCCCAATGTTGCTGATTATGAAGTTTTTAATCCAATATCTTTAAATGTTTTAGTTTATAAACTTTATGGATCACTTGACTTAAAAGAAACAATTAGATTATTAAATAATTTTAGTAATACTTCGCAGATCCAAGGCAATATAAAGATTTTGACTAATGTTTAATAATAAAATTTATTTAGAAATAGATAATATAAAATATGAAGGCTTCACAGAAATTGCTGTTAATAGTTCTTTAGAAAATTTTAGCTCTTCATTCTCATTTACAAGTACAGTTAAAGAAACAAAATTAGGAAAAATTGTAAACGATATTAAACTTGGTCAAAGTGCCAAAGTTTATATTGATGATAAACTTTTTATTACTGGCTTTATTGAAGATATAGAAAAAGAAGTGTCAAGCGATTCTCATTCAAAAACAGCGTCAGGAAGAGATATAGGCGGAGATATTATTGATTCAAATATAATTCAAAAATCTTATGCTCAAAGAAATTTTGAAAAACTTGTAAATCTTGTTTTAAAAGATAACGGCTTTTCTATAAAAGTTATTAATAAAGTAGGAACATTAAATTTAGAAGCAACAGAAAAAATAAAGACAGAGTCTGGACAGTCTATTTTTAATTTTCTAGATCAATACGCTAAAAAATTACAAGTACTATTAAAAATAGATAGTGAAGGTAATTTAACAATAATCAGAGAAGATGATGACATTGTAAAAAATATGCTCATTAATGATTATACATCAAGTACAAATATTTTGACATCTAAACTAAAATTGTCAACTGTTGATAGATTTAATCTTATTGAAGTTTATTCTCAAAGTAATAATAAAACTCATACAAAAACAGGTATTTCACAAAAAGGTATAGCAACAGATTCACAGATAAGAAAAACAAGAAGAAAAATTTTAACAATGAGCACAGCAAGCGAAAGCAGATCATTAAAAGCTTTAGCTGAGTGGAATATTAATGTTAAAAGGGCAAAAGGTTCAAGATACACTTGCACAACACTTGGTTTTTATTCAAGCAATAATACTTTATGGCAACCCAACAGGCTTGTTGATATTATTGACTATAGCATGGAAATTGAAGGGACATTTTTAATTCAAGGGGTTCAATTTTTACAAACATTAAGAGGCTCATTCACAATACTTGACATAGTAGAGCAAGGAGCATTTACTTTAGATGGTGTTAAGAATTTAGGAAATAACTTTGCTAGCGACTTAATCATTTAAGCAATTAGACCATGATTTTTTAGAGCTGTGATTATACTTGCAATCGCTACTCTTGCTTCAACATCAATTGTAACTCCTCCTGCTGGATTTGCAATAGTCGGTTGTTGGCTTCCAACAACTTTAATATTATTAACTTTATAAGATAAAGCATTAAAAGATTTATCGCAATCAGTATCGCCTTTTATAGTATTTTTACTAGCACCCGCTTTAAATCCGTTATTTGAAACCCTATTTTTAATCTCACTATCTCCTGCCTCTAATGTTGATTGAGTTATTATATCGTAAGGAATACCAAATAAATTAGTATTACTATTTAAACCACCGAATAATAGTACTAGTGTTGATTCACTTGGTTTAATATTTGATTGAAAACCGTAGGGATAAATCAATAGCACATCATCAAAAACTTGATTTTGAAAAGATACAACTGTTGCGTAGGTGCCGTCTGTTTCTGTTATATAGCCCTTTATTATCATAGTCTTTTAGTGATTTTACCTATTTGATTTAGTATAAATATTTTATATTTTTATAATAAAAAAAATAATAAAAATGGCAATAGATTTTAAACTAGATCAATCAAAAGGTTACTTTGATTTTAGCATTGAAAATGGTGATTATGCTAAAACTGATAGTATTGATACTGCGGTTTATATGTCAGTTTTTTGTGAAAAAAGAACTAATAAAATATCTGAACCATCTTTAAGAAGGGGACATTTTACAAATGAATTTAATGCAATTGCTGGTTATGAAATCGGATCAATTCTCTGGTTTTATATAGATCAAGCAAAGCAAGTAAATACAAATTTACATTTAATCGAAAGTGCAGTAAATGATGGTTTAAGGTGGCTCATTGATGATGAGATAATTTCAAAAACTATTACAAAAGCAACAATCGTAAATAATGAACTTAAAATTGAAGTAGAGTTAATAAATAAACTACAATCAAATAGTAAGTATTATAATTTATTTTTAAATCTCTAATGGCCTTTGAATTTCCAAACATATCACAAATTCAAGAAAGACTTACTAATGCTTTTATTCTTGCTCATAATGCAGGTCAATTAGATTCATCAAAACATATTGACCCTAATATAAGAAACTCGATAGCACTTAGTTTTGTAAAGTCAATGTCAGCAGGTTTTGATGAAAATAATGATCTTATCAAAGAAGTTTTAAAACAATTATTTCCACAAACTGCAACAGATGAATATTTAGAATTGTGGGCATCTTGGTTTGGTATAACTCGCAAAGATCCTGTTAAAGCAGAAGGCTACGCAGTTTTCACTGGTATTGCTACAACATCAATACCCAATGCAACTGCAATTCAAAAAGCCGACGGCACGCAATACGAAACACAAGCAACAGCAACAATATCAGCCCAAACAATTGGATTATCAAGTTTAACAAGAAGCGGAAGCATTGCAACAGCTACAACTTTATCAAACCATAACCTTGCAACTGGGGTTTCTGTAACTATAAGTGGAGCTTCACAAAGTGAATATAATATTACTGCGGTAATTAGTGTTATTTCTAATACTCAATTTACTTACACAGTAAGCGGAAGCCCTGCAACCCCAGCAACTGGAACAATTAATGCAAGTTTCACAACTGCTTATGTTGCAATAAAAGCTATTGATTATGGTAGTAATGGCAATTCTTCTAGCGGTTCTCAATTGTCTTTAGTAAGTCCAATTGTTAATGTTGATAATACTTGCTATATAAGCTATGATGGCTTAACTCTTGGATTAGATACAGAAACAGATGAATTATTAAGAGCAAGACTAAAAGAAAGATGCTCAAATTTTACTGCACCTTTCACAAAAGCTGGCTTACCTGTTTTTATAAAAGAAAAAAACGCAGGAGTAACAAGAGTTTGGATTCAAGACGCGACCCCGTCTGCTGGATATGTAACGGCTTATTTTGCTCGAGATAATGATTCAAATATTATTCCAACAGCTTCACAAGCTAACGCTGTTAAAGATACAATAATTGATCCGGAAACTGGAATTAAGCCTGCTAATACGCCAGATAGTTATGTTATAGTATCAGCACCAACACCTATAACTATTAATATAACATTTTCTACACTAAGTCCTAACACTGTTGCAATGAAAACAGCAATAAGTCAGGCATTAACAGATTATTTTAAAAGTGCCTCTATTAATGTAGGAGGTGATATTACTTTAAATGAATTAAATGCTTTAATTTATAGCGTAATAGATGAAGAAGGCAACTCGCCAACTTTTACTTTATCATTACCATCAAGCAATACGGCAATAAGCGACACGCAACTTGCTATTTTAGGAACAATAACTTATCCATAAATAATGCTATTAAAAGAAATAACACAAACACAGCAAGCAGATATATTAGGGCAATATTTAAGAGATGATAGATTGCATCAAGCTAAAAACAAGGAAGGCTCGGTGCTTCGCAAAATGTTAATTGGTTTAGCAAGCGAATGGTTAAATTTTAGAAATAAAATAAATGAAGTTTCTAACGAATATAATCCAACAACCACTACTAAATTAATTGAAGAATTTGAAGAATTTGTTGGAATACCAGACTCTTGTATTCCTGTTGCTTCGACTATAGAACAAAGAAGATTAAATATTTTACTTAAATTATCAGGAATTAACGCAACTACTGAAAAACAATTTAAAAATATTGCTCTAATTTTAGGCTATAATATTGAAGTTTCTAATGGTATTGATACTTCAACATTTCCTTTAACTTTACCTTTTTTATTAATTAGTCAAGCATCTGCACCTTTTACAATTGTTATAACGCTTCCAGCGTCTTTGCAACCTGCTGGTTTTCCTTTAACTTTACCTTTTACTTTGACTGCTCAACAGCCTGAGATTTTAAATTGTTTATTTAACAAATTAAAGCCTGCGAATACTCAATTATTTTTTAGGTATTCTAATGCTTTATAATTTTATTTTTTAGAACTATGTCTGATATAAATACATCAAAAGTTGATGGAAACACAATATCCGCTTCTGAATTTAACCAATTAGCAGAAATTGATAATTTAATTTCTACGAGTGGTCAAACACCCTCACTAACAAATCTTGAGCAAATCTCAACTGGTTCTGCAAGATATTCAAGTGCTGGTCAATTTTATACAGATAGCGGAACTGCCAATGCTTATGTTTTAAGCCCTGTTTCTCCTTTTAAATCACCCGTCTCTGCAACAGCTGGTGAAGGATATTTTAATGGTATGGTTGTTATTTATCGTCCTGGTAATCCTAATACCGGACCATCTACTGTTAATGTTAATGGAGCTGGAGTTAAAAACATAAAAAAAGCAGATGGAACAACAGATCCTGATAGAGGACAAATTTCAACGACAGAGGATATAGTTTTAAGATATAATGGAACATCTTTTATAATAGTTGATAAAAGATCAAATACCCCTGCTTTTCAAGCTTTTAAATCTTCTAATCAAACAGTTACCGTCGGTGTTATAACAAAAATAACCTTTGGTACTGAAAATTTAGATACTCATAATTATTATGATAATGCTATAAATCATAGATTTACTCCACTAGTAGCAGGTTGGTATTTTATTAATGCAAGTGTAAAATTTGTTGATGCTACTATTACAGCACAAGGTGCATTTTTATATATTTATAGAAATGGATCTCTTTTACAATCAAGTACAATGCCTTATTTTGATAATGGAGACGCTGTAATTTCAGTTTCAAATATGATATATTTTAATGGCTCAACTGATTATGTTGAAATATTTGGTCAAACAGGTGGAACTGGTGCGACTGTCATTGGAGGAAAC